TTACTGTAAGAAATTCTCCAACTACACATTTAAATGATTTTATAAATAAAATGAAACAACCAAATACATTAGGTGTATTGTTTTATTGTGGTCATGGAAATCAAACTTCTTCCAGTTCGGAATCAGATGGAACGCAAGAAAGTTGGTTCAATATACAAGATACTAATTTTTGTAACTTATTGAATCAAATACACGAAACAAGTTTGATTATAATGGTTTTTGATGCCTGTTTTAGTGATGGAATTATAAACAAAGATCAATTATCTAATGTTAATTATATATATTATTCTGCCGCTCGAGAAAATGGCCCAGACGATACAAGAAGTGCATTATATACAGGTGATGGGGGATGGTTAACTTATAATTTTACAGACTTTATTGAAAAAAGAACGGAAAATGAAAAATTATCATATAAAGAATTATTAGATGAATTAACGAATGATACTCAAAGATATTATCACGACCCTAATGGTAATAATTTACATTGGCCAAACTTAATAACATCTGATGATAAATTACTAGATTTATTTTTTCTTGAATAATTGTAAAAAGTTTTTTTCATAAAATATATATATTTATAGAATATATATATTATGAATATACAAATGAATGATATTCAGTGTAATATTACCGAGGATGATAGTTGGACAGTTATAAAAAATTATTTTAAATATAAAGGTTTTATTAGCCATCACTTAAATTCTTATAATAAATTTATAAATAGTGATATACAGGAAATTATTGCAAAAATACCAACACTCATTGTCAATGGTAAAATTTATTCTTCATCATCCGACGATGATATTAGAAGAAAAAAATATGTATTAACTTTTGGAAATTCTTTTACTAAAAATATATTACAGGAAGACGGTTCAATAATAACTCCTGATATATGTCGATTAAGAAATATGACATATAATACAGATTTATATGTTAATACTACATTATTAATATTCGATGATAATTTAACACGAGGAATAGAAACAAATGTTTATCAAAATAGTGCTAATATACTTCTTGGAAAAATTCCAATAATGTTAAAAAGTGATATTTGTATTTTAAACAAACTTACAAATAATGAATTACACAACTTTAATGAATGTATTTATGAACAAGGAGGATATTTTATTGTTAAAGGAGCTGAAAAAGTATTAATATCATCTGAAAATGTAGCAAAAAATAAATTAATTTGTAACAATGATACAAAAACTGGTAATAAAAGAGTTTATATTTTACATGAAATTGATGGCATATATGGCAAATATAATACTAGTTTTAAAATTACCCATGAATTTCCTTCAACAAATTCACCAATATCTACTAAAAAGGTATTTAAAGTATCTATAAAAAAAAATATATCTATACCACTAATACTTTTATTTAAAGCTTTAGGTGTTCTTGATGAACAAGAAATTATTAATTATATTGTTTATGATAAACAAGATGTGGAAATAGATAATTTACTTCGAAATAGTATGTATGAAGCAGAATATATAAATAGTGTTGATGTGGCATTAAATTATATTGGAAAACGTATTTCCAATATTAATACATCATATGATGATTCGATAAAAAATGCAAAAAATTTATTAAATGAAGTTATATTTCCATATTTGCCTGGACATTATGATAATACAAATAAGATTTATATGCTTGGATACATGACAAAATATTTGTGTGATGTAATTTTAGAAAGAAAAAATGAAAGTGATAAAGATAATTTCATGAATAAAAGAATTACAACTTCTGGAATTTTTCTTAAAGAACTTTTTGAAAAAATTTTAATAAAAAGTATTGAAACAATTAAATCTAATTTAAAAAATTCAATTCAAATTAATGATAATTGGGGTGATTTAAAACTTACAACATTATCTAATAATGGCGAATTTTTAACTGAATGTTTAAATTATTCATTTGCGACCGGAAATTGGGGATTACGAGGAGTAGATAATAATGAAGTGGGTATTTCTCAATCATATAATAGACTTAATTACTTGTCTGCATTATCCTTATTAAGACGGTCTTCAAATAATACAATTGATCCAAATTTAAAAAAACCAGAACCACGATGGTTTAATACAAGTCAATGGGGTATGTTCTGTGCAACGGAAACCCCAGAAGGAGCTAAATCTGGTTTAACAAAAAATTTAGCATTAATGTGTGAAATATCTACTAATTCGCTGCCAACAGATATTTATATTATTTTACAAAATTCAAACATGGTTTCTGATATACAAGTATCACAATTAAATAAGACAAAAAATAATTATAAAATTTTTATAAATGTTGGATGGTATTTTACAACTAATATACCTGAATCATTACTTCTATTTCTTGACAAGAAAAAACAAGAAGGGAAAATTAATTTTGATGTTTGTATCAATATTAATCATGAAGATAAAGAAATAAATATTCGCTGTGATAGTGGCAGATTATTACGACCTATTTATACTATGAACTCAATATCAAACAATTTAAATATTCAGAAAAATGATATAGAAATGCTAACCAACGGTATTACAAATTGGAATGATTTAATAAAAAAAAAATATATTGAATACGTTGATGTTGAATTTCAAAATAATATATTATGTGCTATGAAATTATCTGATATTGTTGATCATAAACAAAAAAAATTTACTCATTGTGAAATAAATCCAGCAATGATGTTAGGTGTTTGTGGTTCCATAATACCATTTCCTAATAGAAATGGTGCTCCACGAAATGTCTTCGAATGTGCTATGGCAAAACAAGCACTGGGAATTAATTCTACAACAATAAATCAAAGATTTGATGGAACTGCCGTATCATTATACTATCCTCAACAACCACTAGCACAAACAAAATCACTCAAATTATATGATTTTAATGAAATGCCAGCTGGACAAAATTTAATAGTAGCCATAGCGTGTTATTCTGGATATAATCAAGAAGATTCACTTATTATAAATCAATCTGCAATTGATAGAGGATTATTCAGAACAACTTATTCTTCTTCATATTCAATTAATTCAAAAACTAATCAAATAATTGAAAAACCTAGCTCTACTACATGTATTAACTGTGGCGAATTAAAATATGAAAAATTAGATGATGATGGTATTGTAAATATTGGAGAAAGAATTACAGGAAATGATATAATAGTAGGAAAAACAACAAATATATCTGTTTTAGAAATTAAAGACGATGATTTAATTAAAACAAAAAGAGATGTTAGTGAAAAAACACATTCAGGTAAATATGGAATAATTGATGATGTTGTTTTAACAACCGATGATGCAAATCACAAAAATATTAAGATCAGAGCAACAACTGAAAGAATTCCACAAGTTGGTGACAAATTTGCTTCAAGACATGGACAAAAAGGCACGTGTGGTATTACATATCGTCAAGAGGATATGCCTTTTACAAAAAATGGAGAAGTACCTGATTTATTACTAAATCCTCATGCGATACCTTCAAGAATGACAATTGGACATTTGCTAGAATCTTTACTTGGGAAAATCGGTTGTTTTAAAGGGACAATTATAGATGGAACTATTTTCAATGATGTCCAAATAGAAGATATTGGTAAAGTTCTTGAAAAAATAGGATTTCAAAAATATGGAAACGAAACTTTGTATAATGGTCAAACTGGCGAACAATTAGAAACAGAATTATTTTTCTGTCCAACATTTTATCAAAGATTAAAACATATGGTTGATGACAAAGTTCAAAGTAGAACTCCAGAATCAGGACCAATTATGAAATTAACCAAACAACCAGTTAAAGGAAGAAGTAAAGGAGGTGGTATTCGTTTTGGAGAAATGGAACGTGATTGTATATTATCATATGGAGCTATGAACATATTAAATGAACGTTTATTAGACAGTTCAGACAAAATAAAACTACCTGTTTGTCATATATGTGGCTTAATACCACAACGGAGCGAAGATAATAAATATTATTGTAAGGTTTGTAATAATGATGATATAGTATTTATAAATATTGCGTATTCTGCTAAATTATTATTTCAAGAATTAATGGCTACAAATGTACATCCACGTTTTATGTTAAGTCGCAAATAAAAAAAAAAAATTGATATCTTCAACCTATATTTAATTATTCATTACTAAAGTATAAACATGTCTATTAAATTTATTTTTAAAGATAAAAAACAAGATATTACATCAAGAAATAATTTATGTAAAGTTGAAAATTGTCCTAATAAAACAGTATGCCAAAAACTTACTTGTAAATATTGTAAAAAATATGGACATGGTGTATCTTGTTGTTTTAAACTTTTAAGAAAAAAACAACAACAAACCAAAAATTTATTAGAACATAAACATAAATATAAACATAATCAAAATTATACTTTACAAAGTGATTTTTTACCAATAGAAAAAACACAGAAATTTTATTCTATGTTGAAAAATAACCAGGGAAATTATCCAATATCTGTGTCTAATACTACAAATCACTATGCTTCATATGAAACAAATATTACTAGACACAATCATCAAACTAAAATTGTTATGTCTGTTTCTGAAAGTATAACTGTTAAGTACGAAAAAAGGTAAATATAATTTTATTTTTTTCGGGACTGTATTTTTTGTAATTGATTTGATTTTTGTTTAAATAATTTAATATTTGATTTAATTTTTTGAACTAATAAATTATAATCTTTTTCTAGTTGTATTACTTTTTTTTTATTACCTAATTTTTTTTGTTCTTTTATTAATTTTTCAAGACTTTTTTTTATTTTTATATCTTTACTAATTATTTTTTTTTTCCTTAATTGATTATTGACTTGCTTTATAATACTTTCGTTTTTTTTACATTCTTTACTTTTTTTTAAAAGTTTATTTTGTCGTTTTTTATAATTAGTTATATCTTCTGTCTGTATTTGTTTCATTTTTTGTAAATGTTTTACCCTTTCATTTAAATGTTTTAAATCTGCTTTTTGTCGAATAACCATATCTGAAGTTCCTTGATTTTCACTCTGGATTTTTAAAGTTCCTAATTTTTCTCTCATATCATTACTTAATTTTACTAATAATTTTGTTGTATCATCTACTGTATCACGTGCTTTTTTTACATTTGTTGATCTATCTCGAACTTCTGTTACATCAATATGATCTTGGGCTTTTATTCGTAAATTATCATTATTATTTTTACATTTTTTGCTTAATTTATCAACAGTTTTTTTTACAGCCTGGTTTATTAAATCTCCTTGAGTACACGTTCTTTTCAATTCAGGATCTTTAACATTATTTACATTTCCACGATTTAAAAATTTATTTTTCGGTTTTTTATTACTTGCTCTACAAATTTCCCTTGTTTCTTTTTGTGAATCTCCAAGATATGGATGCGTTTGGATAAAATCTTTACTAAATGAATAAGTCATTTTTATATATAATTATTATATATATAAAAATAAATCGAAGTATTAAATAAGACTTACATATTTAAATAATAAATATGTATATTATATAAAAGTAACAAAATAATGGGTAGTTGTTTATCTTTTTCTAAAAAATATAATGAATTACACAAACAAGTAGATAAACCTATTAATCCTGATATCGATTGTAATAACGATTGTAATAACGTACACTCTGATATCAATAAAACTCCTTCTATTAAATTTATTGAAAATTATATTGGAAATGAATATTCAATTTCCAAAAGTATTGAAACATCCAACAGATTAGATAATTTAATTGAATACTTAGAAAATAATGTTAATTCTCAATCTATTTATGGAAGGTGTGATAATGATAGTGAAATATCTGAAAATAATAGTAGCATTAATGAAATTACTGTAAAATCTCATACATTTATTATAACAAGATCAGATAGTGAGATTGACAAAATTGATAGAAGATATACATTTTAATTATTCTACTTTTATATTGTCCATACTACTAACAAGCTCATCTAATGGATTTTGTTTTGTAGAATCTGATGTCATGAAATCTAAACCTAAATATTTTAAAGCATTATCTTTTAAATCTGTTACAAAACTTCCAGAAAAACTGCGAACATTTGCAATTGATATTGTTATATTTACTAAAGCTATCATAACAATAACTCCTGTTAATATAAAAATTGGAGTTTTTGTTTCAAAAATATCTTCATAATTACTATCAACAATAAATTTCCATATTTGTAATATTAATAAAAACAATAAAGATAAATAAAATTGTATTTGAAGATCAAATGTTATATCTTGTTGCCATAATGAAAATGATTTCAATAATTTTGAAATTAAATCTTTATATTTTAGAAAATGACCTATGATGGATAGAAATATACAAAATGTACATATTCTCATACCCCATGTAAACACTAATGAATCATCTTTACTAGTTTCTGTATTTGATACGTAAAGAAAAATTATAAGACAGATTATAATAACAAAATTACATATTGTA